CGTCGGCTACACCGGAAGCATCATGGTCAAGCTCTACAACCACGGAAGCAAGCCCTACAAGGTCTGTAGGGGCGATAAGATCTCGCAGCTTGTTATACTGCCCTGCATCCTGCCGGAACTGGAAGTGGTCAGCTCGCTCGATGAGACGGAACGCGGGGACAATGGGTTCGGGAGTTCGGGGCGATAGGGGGCTGATGTAAACGGAGAACAAGGCAAGCGTGTTCCCGGAGAGGCTGAGAAAGCTGAGAGAACGAAAAAGAATAAAACGATACGTTCTAAGCGAGCGATGCGGTTTGTCAAGACCGATGGTAGGAATGTACGAGCGCGGAGAAGCGGAACCCACATTGTCTGTGTTACTATGCTTTTCTGAAATATTCGACGTATCGCTTGATTATCTTGCTGGGAACGAAAAGTAATAGTTTTTGAAAGTATATTTTCAAAATAGCCCTAAAAATACGGTAAAATGGAAGCGTAGAGGTATATTCTCTGCGCTTTCATCCTTTTCAACGGCTACGCAGCGTACTGCGGAACCTCCTTTTTCTTAGCTCCACCGGACACCGCAATCCGGTGGAGCGTGAAAAGGAAGATTGGAAGGGTGAATAAGGAGGGATGAAATGGAAGTAAAGAGCTTGAAATTAGATAGCATTACGCCTTATGGGAAGAATGCAAAGAAACACGATAAACGGCAGATCAACAACGTTGCTGAGAGCATCAAGCAGTACGGCTTTGTTCAGCCGATTGTAGTTGACCGGGACGGTGTGATTGTAATCGGTCACTGCCGCGCTCTGGCGGCAAAGAAGCTGGGTATGGAAGAAGTGCCGTGCGTCTGTGTGGATGATCTGACACCGGAGCAGGTGAACGCTCTGCGGCTGGTAGATAACAAGAGCAACGAGAGCGACTGGGACTTTGACCTGCTGTCGGTCGAACTGCCGGGGCTTGACCTGTCGGCTTTTGACTTTGACTGGGGACTTCGCGACGAGCTGAACGATTCCGTTGTGGAGGATGATTATGACCCTGTTCTTCCAGCAGAGCCTAAGAGCAGACTTGGCGATGTATATCAGATTGGAGATCATCGCCTTATGTGCGGGGATAGCACGTCTTTGGCAGACGTACAGAAGCTCGTAGGGGGGGGCACAGATGGACTTGCTTCTCACGGACCCGCCGTACAATGTGGACTATCAGGGCACCGCCGGGAAGATTAAGAACGACAATATGGAGGATACGGCATTTAGACGGTTCCTGACGGATGCCTTCTCCAATGCGGCGATGGTCATGAAACCGGGTGCGCCGTTCTACATCTGGCACGCAGACAGTGAAGGGTATAACTTTCGCGGTGCGTGTAAAGACGCGATGCTGCGCGTCAGGCAGTGCCTGATCTGGGTGAAAAACTCCCTTGTGATGGGGAGACAAGATTTCCAGTGGAAGCATGAACCTTGCCTCTATGGCGAGAGCGAAATCGAAGAGGAAGGGCATGAACCGTGCCTTTACGGATGGACGGAAGGCAAGAAGCATTACTTCTTCAAAAACCGAAAGCAGACAACGGTGCTTAATTTTGATAAGCCGGTAAAGTCTGCAGAGCATCCGACTATGAAGCCGATTAAGCTGTTTGATTACCAGATGCAGTGTTCCAGCAAGCCGGGAGAGAATGTTCTTGACCTGTTCGCTGGCTCTGGCACAACGATCATGGCAGCGGAGCAGAACGGGAGACACGCGTACTGCATGGAGTTTGACCCAAAGTATGCCGATGTAATCATTGATCGTTGGGAGAAGTTCACAGGAGAAAAGGCGGTGCTTCTGAGTGACGGTTGAAGAAGCACAGGGAATTATTGACAAAACAGACAGCCCGTATTTGAAGCGGGACATGGAGAAGTTTATCAAACGCCAGAGGAGAAAGGATGGCGCGTATGGCACGACCAAAAAAGGAAATAGATCAGAAGCAGTTCGAGGCACTGTGCGGGCTTCAATGTACCCTTCTGGAAATCTGCGACGCGCTTGATGTAAGCGATAAAACCTTAGACGGATGGTGTAAGAGAACTTATGGGGAGCATTTCTCCGAAGTATTCGCAAAAAAGAGGGGTAAAGGGAAAATATCACTGCGAAGAATGCAGTGGAGGCTTGCTGAAAAGAATGCGTCTATGGCTATCTGGCTCGGGAAACAGTACCTCGATCAGAAAGACGTTGTGGAGCAAAACATCAACACAGAGTGCGTCAAGGTGATACTTGATGTCTGACATCCGCCTGTCTGAAAAAATAGGCTCTGCGTTCTACGGTGTGGCGCGTGACGTGTTTCAGCACGGTCACACGCACTACGATTTTAGTGGCGGGCGTGGGTCGTTGAAGTCCTCCACTGTGTCTGTACTCGTTCCCCTGCTGCTGATAAACAACCCAAACACACACGCGCTGGTGCTGCGTAAGGTGGCAAATACCATTCGTGACAGCGTGTACGCGCAGTACATATGGGCAATCGGAGAGCTTGGCATGGCGGCATATTGGGAAGCAAAGGTTTCCCCGATGGAGCTGATTTATAAACCTACAGGCCAGAAGATCATGTTCCGGGGTGCGGACGACCCAATGAAAATCAAGTCCATTAAGGTACCGTTTGGTTATATCGCTGTTACGCACTTTGAGGAAAAAGACCAGTTTGCCGGACGCGCGGAAATCCGAACCATTTTGCAGTCGACCATGCGCGGCGGCTCTAAATTCTGGAACTTTGAGAGCTATAACCCGCCGATCAGCCGGGACAACTGGGCAAACAAAGACAGCTTGGAAGAACGCGCGGACAGGCTGTGCCACAAGTCAACATATCTGCAAGCACCGCCAGAGTGGCTGGGGCAGCAGTTTATTGACGAGGCTGAACACCTGAAAGCCACTGACGAGCGGGCGTATCAGCATGAATACCTCGGTATCCCGGTTGGGACCGGCGGCAATGTGTTTGACAGGCTCGAACTTCGGGAGATCACGGACGAAGAAGTTTCCAGATTCGATAAAATCTATCAGGGCGTGGATTTCGGATGGTTTCCAGACCCATTTGCATTTATCCGGCTGCATTACGACAAAGCAAGGGAAACAATCTACCTGCTTGACGAGATATACCAGAATAAGCTTTCGAACGAGCAGAGCGCGACGATAATCAAACAGCGAGGATATGGAAATGTGCGCGTCATCTGTGACAGCGCGGAGCCAAAGAGCGTGGCTGACCTACGGGCAATGGGATTACCTGCGTATGAAACTGTCAAGGGGCCCGGCTCGGTCGAATACGGTATGAAGTTCTTGCAGAGAAGAACGATTGTCATTGATAGAAAACGAACGCCACATGCCTACGATGAGTTCGTGGGCTACGAATATGAAAGAAACAAAGACGGCGATATAATCAGCGGATACCCGGACGCGAACAATCATCTGATTGACGCGACGCGGTACGCCTTAGAGCCTGTGAGCCGTAGAATGGGAGTTATTGCATGACGGTTATCGATAAATTAAAGGAACTCGGGTATACGACAATCCCAGAGGAATTCTATACATACGTGTCCCTTTGGAAGTCGTGGTACGTCGGCAAAGTCAAGGGGTTCCATCAGTACCGGCGATATAACGGGCATAAGTGGACAAAGTGCAACCGTGCAAGCCTCGGTATGGCGAAAAAGGTTTGTGAGGACTGGGCAAACCTCTTGATGAATGAGAAAGTCCAGATCACACTTGAGGGGCAGAAGGAACAGGCGTTCGTTGATAGCGTCCTGATGGAGAACAACTTCACGGTCAAGGCAAACGAAATGCAGGAAATGAAATCTGCACTCGGAACTGTAGCATATATCCCTCGTGTGGTCGGTCAAGCGGTCAACGAGAGCGGAGAGACCGTTCCGGGCGATGTTTCCGGTATCGCTCTTGACTATGTGACCATTGAGCACATTTTCCCGCTGGCTTGGCAGAATGGCTTTATTTCAGAGTGTGCTTTTGACAGCGTGGTCACACGGGCTGGAAAAAACTATCTGTATTTGCAGATTCACCGGAAAGACGAAAACGGACTTTACGTCATCGAGAACAGCATTTACAGATACGAAAACGAAACGCTTGCCGACGCACTGCTCACCGATGTTCCGGGCTTTGAGCGAATCCCACCTGTGGTACATACGGGAAGCGACAAGAGGCAGTTCGTCATCGACAGACCGAACATCGCAAACAATCTTGACTATCTGCTTCCGGTTGGCATCCCTGTGTATGCAAATGCAATCGACGTTCTGCGCGGCGTTGACTGTGCCTATGACTGCTACGTCAACGAGTTCGAAAACGGCCCGATGATGATGATGGTCAAAATGCCCGCCACAAGGTGGGAAGACGATGAACCGACGCTTGATGACAATGACCGGCGTTTCTATCTGCTTCCGGAGGATACGCAGCAAGGGAACGTTGTAGAGACAATTTCCCCGACGCTGAGAACCGAGCAGCTGAATGTAGGACTTCAAGACCAACTGAACGTACTGTCCAGTAAGTGCGGCTTCGGCGAGACCTATTACCGTTTCGACGGCGGCAGCGTCGCGACAGCAACACAGGTGATCAGCGAAAACTCCACCATGTTCCGCACCATTAAGAAACATGAAATTGTGCTGGAACAAGCGCTAGTGGAGCTGTGCCGCATTCTGCTTCGGTTGGGAAACACGGCTATGAACGCCGGGGTGAATGAAGACGTGGAAATCTCTATAGATTTCGATGACAGCATCATAGAGGACAAAGCTACCGATTTCTCCCGCGATATGCAGCTTCTCAGCGCAGGCATCATGAACGACTGGGAGTTCCGCATGAAGTGGATGAACGAGGACGAGGCGACCGCAAAGGCGGCGTTGCCAAAGATGCAGGAAATGACGACCGAAGGACAACAGGAGGTAGAGTAATGGGCGGTAGAGGCGGAGCCAGTGGCGGCATTGGAGCCGGAGAAACTGGGCGTGGGCGCGGTATAAGCCTTGCGCGGTTTTTGTCACAGCAGGATATTAACCGAGCAAACGCTGCGTCTGTCACTGATATGGGCGATATTATCAGGCGCACATTCGAGCGCAACGCTGCTGAAATCAATGGGCTTGAGCTGTCGGACGCTGAAAAGAAAGACGCAGTACAGCAGATGGCAACTCTCGCAACAACGGCGCTCAAAACGGCGGCAGGAGCAGTCAATCCTTATGCAAGCGGGCCTGCGCGCCTGACAACGGCGCAGAAAACAGGAAGCGCCGCAGACAGAGCTGCAAGAGCGCGCGGTGAAATGGATAGCTACATGCGGAAATTGCGTGACCAGTCCAGTAAAAACCGCAAAGCAGCAGAAAACAAGGCGTTTTCCAATGCCTTTGTAACAGCGCAAAAGTCCGGCGCGTTGGAAGTTACGGTAAACGGTAAGAAATACCGCAGAGCTAACAAGCGCAGCGGCACATGGCGCCCGGTATGATTAACTTTGAAAATCTCGACAAGTTCACATTCCTCGGCGTGGGCAAGTACGATATTCCACAAATCGAGCCGGTCAAGGCATATCCCGCAGGCGAATTTATCCCCGTGAATTACCATTACACCGCGAAAGACACGAAAAGCAAGATCGTGCATTTCTTCGTGGACGATTATCAATTCATCCGGTATTGGAACATGCCTGACAAATACGTTCCGAAACTGCCGCAAACTGCGACAGTGTGTGCGCCGGACTTTTCTACCTACACGGATATGCCGCTGGCGATGCAGGTATACAATCACTATCGTAAACACTGGCTTGCGGCATACTGGCAGCTCCACGGAATGACGGTTTATCCGACAATCTCATGGAGCGATGAGAATAGTTATGACTGGTGCTTTGACGGTGAACCTGTCGGCGGTGTTGTGGCGGTTTCCTCGGTGGGAACGCAGGCAAACGCTGAAAGCAAGCGCCTGTTCCTGCGCGGCTACGAAGAAATGATGAAACGGCTATCCCCGGAATGGGTGATCTTCTACGGCAGAGTGCCGGAAGAATGCGACTGGAACGTGATACGGGTAAAGCCGCATTACGACGATATTGTGAAACGGAGAAGGGCGGTGAGCGGATGAAGTACCCTTTTTAGCCCAGAACTATTAGACGCCATCCCGGAAGAGCTTGCAGAGCTGTTCCGAGGATTGGAAGATACGCTCCTCGATGAAATATGCAGTAGGCTTGCTCTGAAAGACCAGCTGAACGAAGTGACTGTTCAGGCAATCAGAGCGCTTCGTTCGCATGGTATCGACACGAAGGAGATTGAAAAAGCAATCCGCAAGACCTCTGGAATTAGCGAGAAGAAGCTCAAGGAGCTTTTCGACGATGTTATTGCCAGAAACCAGAAGTATTACACATCGGTTATCGACATGGCAGGGCTGACACAGCCTGATAGTCTGGTGAGCACTGCGACCATCGAAGCGATCAGCGTGCAGACGCTTGATGAATTCCATAACATCACACAGTCTATGGGATTTTTGGTGGACAAAGGCAGGACGATGCTTCCGCCCGCGCGTGCGTATCAGTGGGCGTTGGATTCTGCTGTCATGCAGATTCAGAGCGGGGCGATCAGCTACAATCAGGCGATTAAGTCTGCGGTGCAACAGCTTGCAGGCGGACTGAAAGTCGTGAACTACGGAAGCGGACACGTTGACAACATCGACGTTGCTGTTCGGAGAGCTGTCATGACCGGCGTGAATCAGATCTGCGACCAGTACACGAACCAAAGCGCAGAGTACCTTGATACGAGATACTTTGAAGTGTCTGCGCACTCTGGAGCGCGTGATAAGCCGGGAGCTTCGCCGTGGTCAAGCCACAAGGACTGGCAAGGGAAAGTCTATTACCAGAGTGAAAGCGGCGAACCTGACCCGCTGGGGCTTTACGATGACCTTGTAAAGACGACTGGTTACGGATATGTTGACGGGCTGACAGGTGCAAACTGTAGGCATCACAAATACCCGTTTGTTCCGGGAGTTTCGGAGCGAACTTACACAGACGAACAGCTCGAGCATATCGACGATGGTCTTGGCTGCACGTTTGACGGAAAGACTTACACAGCCTATGAAGCGACGCAGATGCAGCGCCGCATAGAGCGTCAAATCCGCGCGCAGAAAAAGCTTAGAAACGCATACAAAGAAGCTGGGCTTTCCGAGGACGCGACCGCCGCGAACATAAAGCTTCGGCGGATGAACGCAGAATATAGCAGGTTCAGCAAGGAGGCGGGGCTGCCGGAGCAGCGAGAAAGGACAAAGGAATATGGACTGGGATGAAGTGAAAAAAGCCGCCGATGCCATTCTTAAACGCGGGAATGACGTTGAGATACGCCGAAAAGGCGATGGATACATCGTTTTAGAGGTCAAAAAGACAATAAAATACAACTCTCCCGCGTAATTGGGCGCGAGAAAGGGCAATTGGAGCCAGCTGACTACGATTTGCAGTCGGTTGGCTCTTTTTATTTATCAACACTGTCCGACAGGACGTTAAACAAGGAGATTTTTATGGCAGAAGAAACCAACGTGCAGGGCACGGAAAACACTGCGCAAGAGCAGGAAAGGACGTTCACGCAGGCTGACGTTGACAAGATGATTCAGTCGAGGCTTGACAGAGAACGGAAGAAATACCCCAGCGAGGAAGAGATCACCGCATACCGGACATGGAAAGACCGCCAGCAGACCGAACAGGAACGGCAGGCAAAACAGGCGAAAGACCTTGCAGACAGCAAGGCGGCTTTAACTGCCTTGCAGGCGGAGACCGAACAGCTCAAACGGGACAAATACGTCCTGAGCAAGGGCTTGAGCGGCGAGGACGCTGAGTTTATCTCATTCAAGGCTGCAAAGATGGTCACTGACAAGATCACGTTCGAACAGGCTGTCGACGAGCTTACAGCGAACCGCAAGAAGGCGACGTTCGACTGGACAGCACCGGCAGGCGGTGGAACCAAAGAAACAAACATGAACAGCACGATGAACGCCCTGATTCGGGGCGCTCTGAAATAACGAAAGGAGAATCATATGCCGAATATTATTGACAGAAATGCACTTTCCGGGCTTATCCCGGAACCCGTAACCCGCGAGATCATGCAGGGCGCTATCGCGGAATCCGCAGTCCTTCGCATGGGTAAGAGACTGGCGAATATGTCCAGCAAGACGCAGACCATCAACGTCCTCGACGCGCTTCCCTCTGCGTACTTCGTCAACGGCGAAGCGACCGATGCCGGAGCCGGTGAGGCTTTCAAGCAGACCACGAAGATGGCGTGGGACAAGAAGAAAATCTATGCCGAGGAAATCGCGGTTATCGTCCCCATCCCCGAAGCAGCACTGGATGACGCAGATTATGACATCTGGGGCGAGGTAAGACCCAGACTGACCGAAGCTTTCGGCAAGGTAATTGACGCTGCCATCCTGTTTGGCACGAACAAGCCCACCACGTGGCGCGATGGCGTCGTTCCTTCCGCTATCGCTGCTGGTAACGGAGTTGCGGCAAGCTCTGATGTATTTACCGACATCATGGGCGAAGGCGGTCTTATCGCGAAGGTAGAACTTGACGGCTTCAACCCGAACGGCGTTATGGCCGCAATCCAGATGCGCGGCAAGCTGCGCGGGCTGAAGGACACGACCGGTCAGCCCATCTTCAAGTCCGACATGCAGGGCGCAACGCGCTATGGTTTGGATGGCATGGATATGTACTTCCCGATGAACGGCGCATTTGACCCGGCACAGGCACAGATGATCGTCGGTGACTGGACGCAGCTGGTATACGCCATCCGTCAGGACATGACCTTTAAGATCTTCACCGAGGGTGTCATTCAGGACCCGAGCACGAAGGCAATCACCTACAACCTCATGCAGAACGATATGGTCGCTCTCCGTGCGGTCATGCGTCTCGGCTGGGAAATCGCGAACCCGGTCAATGCGTACAACGTTGACATTGCCAACCCGTTCCCGTTCTCTGTTTATGGAAAGGCTGGCACAGTATCTACGGTGACTGTATCCCCTGCTACTGCAACCGTGAAAAAGGGAGCGAGCAAGGCGTTTGCGGCTTCTGTTGCTGGTGAAGGCATCGTGAGCGGCGATGTCGAGTGGAGCCAGAGCGGCGCGAAGTCTTCCATTTCGGAAAACGGTATCCTGACGGTCGCTTCCAACGAGACGTCCGCGAGCATTACCGTTACCGCAAAGTCCAAGCAGGACAGCACGAAGACCGGAACGGCCACTGTGACGGTAGGTTCGTAACAGAAAGGAGCTGGCGCAATGATATACGCCGATTATGAGTACTACTGCGATATCTACAAGGGAACGGTAGACGCTGACAGCTTTTGCAGATTGGCGACACGCGCCAGTTCCTTCCTTGACTACTACACGCAAAATCGAGTAAAGGATTTTGCGGAGCTGGATGCTGTGAAAATGTGCTGCTGTGCCTTAGTCGACCAGTATATGCTGATCGACACGGCACAGGAGCTTGCCAGAAAGAATGTATCCGCCGGGCTTGCATCTGACGAAGGAGAATTGCAGAGCGAGACTGTAGGCGGCTATTCCCGGACGCTTCGCAGCGGCGGCGATTCTTCCGTAGCTGCATTGAAAGCGGCTTCCGAGGCGAAGAACGCCCTTGCAAGCGTAGCGCGTGAATATCTAGCCCATACCGGGCTTCTTTACAGAGGCAGGTGTTTTGCATGTACGCCCCCCACACCGTAACAATCTACAACGTCACGCAGGAGCAAGACCAGGATTTCAATGACACGCAGAAAAGCTATATCACAGTGATTCGCGGTGTGATGCTGCAAGCGTCTAAGGCCGTCAACGTCCGCGAGAGCGGGCTTGAGGGAGCGGATGCAGTAAATCTCTACGTTCCGTTTGCTTCTCTGGCTGTGGACGGCGTGACGGGTCAAGAGAAGCGATACGTCGGGCCGCAGGAGTTTTGGCGTGCGGCGGACAAGAGCGGGATATGGACGCTCTCCACGGACGGAAACGGCGGCACGACTTTCTTTGTAAAGGGCGAAGTGGTCGAGCCGGATAAAACCGAACAGATGATCGAGATGCTTTATGATGATGTCTATAAGGTCACAAAGGTCGATATGAAGGACTTCGGAAGCGCGGCCATGCAGCACTTTGAGGTTGGAGGGGCCTGACATGCTGAAATTCAGTGTAAAGGCCGAAGGCTTTGACGCGCTGCAGGAAAAGATCGCGCAGGCCTGTTCCAAAGCAGAGCACGCGCTGGCGGTTCAGGTGCAAAAGGACACAAGCCCGTTTGTACCGTTCCTGACGGGATCTCTGGACCAAAGGACACAGGTCGTCGGTGACTCGATCATCTATCCTGGACCGTATGCACGGTTCCTATACTACGGAAAAGTCATGATAGACCCAGAGACCGGCAGCACTTACGCGCCGAAGGGCGGGACGAAGGTGCTGACCGATAAAAACCTTGTGTTTAACACGTCTGGGCATTCGCAGGCACAATCACATTGGTTCGAAGCGTCCAAGGCTGAAAACCTAGACAAATGGATTCGAGTCGCAGACAAGGCGGTGAAAAATGGACTCTGAGAAGCAAAAGAAACTGGTATCCGCAGAGGAAGAGCAGGACATATCGCGGAAGATGATGGTATGGGCGAATTCCTTTTCAGATGACGATATGCCGGCTGCGACGATCAACTACGAATTCCTCGCCTCTGATTCTGCAAGCATGGCGCTGTCCACGATTCAGGGCACATATATCACGCGGAAATATATCATCGGCGGGCACGAGGCAGAATACCAGTTCAAAATTATCGCCCGCATCTTCCCGGGCAGCAGCAACGACAAGCGTCTGAAAGCCGACGCGGTTTTGAACCGCTTCGGGGATTGGGCAATGCAGAATTATCCGTCTTTGGGTGACGGCATCCGCGTCCGGCGCATGGAAACGGTCAGCAGGGCGGGTATGTTTGCAAGGTATGACGACGGAACAGAAGACCATCAGATCTTGATGAAAATGACATATGAGGTGATTTGAAATGGCAGAAACGACTTTTAACACCACGAGCGGCCAGCCGGTAGACAGAGAATTACTCATCGCGTACCTGAACACGGGTTCCGCGGAATCTCCGGTTTGGTCGCCTTTTGGCACTCGAGTCACGGATTCGAGCATGGAATACGACTGGCAGGAGGACTCCAGCAAGGATATCCTCGGCACGACCAGAACCACAATGAAGAAGCCGATCATTACGCAGAGCTTTGAGCCGTGCGAACTCGATGCGGGCGATGCTGCGCTCACAAAGATTTGGAATCTTGCGGTAAAAGACCAGAACGCCGCAGCTCTTGCGAATCAGGATGTGCTAATCGTCCACCACTACGCAGGCACGGCCAAGACAGCCGTATTTGCAGAACGGTATGATGCGACGATGGTCAAGCCCTCGAGTCTCGGCGGCGAAGGCGGCGGCTATGTCGGCATGCCTATCGACGTAACGCTTGGCGGCAACAGAACCACGGGCACGGCAGCGGTAGGAACCGGCGGCACGGTCACATTTACGGAAGACGCGGCGTAAGGAGGTGTAGCCCATGTCTGAACTCAGATTTGATACCGGCGTACAGTCTTTTCAGATCAACGGTGGCGTGAGCGTGGAGTTCTGCCCTACGGACAGTGATTTTGCAAAAAAGCTGTGGGACCTGTTTGAAGAGCTGGAATCCCGGCAGCATGAATACGCGAAGCGCACCGAAAACGAGAACGACGCCAAGAAGATTCTCGAACTTGCCAGCCGGTGCGACAAGGAAATTCGCGAGAAAATCGACGCAATCTTCGGAAAGCCAATTTGCGCCGATGTATTCAAAACGAATGTTCTGGCGCTGGGGGAGGGCCTCCCTGTGTGGGCAAACCTGATGCTTTCAGTTCTTGACCAGATGGATACCGGCTTTGATGTCCAAAAAGCAAAAACGAACGCCCGCGTCAAACAGTACACGGAAAGATGGGCGAGAAGAAAGCGCTGATTTACGCGCTTCCGACGTCTGCGGAGATCAACGGGACGACATATCAGATCGAGTCGGACTATAGGGCGGTGCTGGATATCCTCACCGCCCTTGTTGATAACGATCTGGACGAGCAGGAAAAGGCACTTGTTTCATTAGGCATCTTTTATCCGGACTTCGACGAAATGCCCGTAGAAGACTATCAAGAGGCGCTGAATCAGTGCTTCCGTTTTATCGACAGGGGAGAAGAGCGGAAGGAGAAGAAACGCGAACCAGTTCTGATGTCTTGGGAGCAGGATTTTAACATGATCATTGCCCCCATTAACCGCATCGCCGGGTGCGAGGTGCGGGCCCTCGAGTATGTCCACTGGTGGACGTTTCTTTCGTGGTACAGCGAGATTGGGGACTGCTTCTTTGCGCAGGTGGTTCGCATCCGCGACAAAAAAGCACACGGGAAGTCTCTGGACAAGCAGGACAGAGAGTTTTACCGGAGGAACAGGGATGTTATCGACCTGAAAACAACGTACACAGAGGCGGAAAAGGACGTTCTCGCCGCGTGGGGTATTTCAAAATAAGGTGGTGAGAAAATGGCAGATGGCAAAATCGTCGTGCAAGCGGAGATCGACGCGAAGAAGGCACAAAAGGAGCTCGATTCTCTGACAAAGAAAATCGACGGTATGGAAGAAAAGCTGAATAAAAGCACCGGCGAACAAAGCGGCATCAAATCCCAGCTTGACGCGGCGAAGGAGTCCGCGAAGCAGACGGAAACTGCGATCAAGTCCCTTCGATCTGAAGCTGAACGCCTGCGTCAGATCACTTCCGGCGAAGTGTCCGCCTCCCCGGACGCGTATATTTCGGCTTACAGCCGTCAGGCAGAAGTTGCGGCACAGATCAAAGAGCAGGAAGCGCTTCTGCGGCAGCAGGACAAGGACGTTGAGAGCCTTGATAATAAATATGCCCGCATTACCGACAAGGTAAACGAGCAATCAGCGGCGCTGGACACCGCAAAGCAGCGCGCAGCCGAACTGACAAAAGAAATCACTGGCGCGAGTGACGCTTCTGCTCGAATGGAGCTGGCCGCAAAGAAAGTTTCCGACAGCATGAACACGTTCAGCAAGCGTGTTTCCGGGCTTTTTAAGCGCGTTCTTGTGTTCTCTCTGATTACTCGAGCGTTGCAAAGCCTGCGTACATGGCTTGGGAAGACCATCATGCAGAACGAGGAAGCGCGGGCGGCGGTTGCACGGCTCAAGGCGGCGTTTTTGACGCTGGCCCAGCCAATTTTGCAAGTGGTGATACCAGTCTTTGTAAAGCTGGTGAATATCCTCACACAGGTAGTCACGGCGATTGCAAAGTTCTTCGGCATGCTTTCTGGAAAAAGTTGGTCCGCGCAGAAATCCGCTGCGCAAGGACTAAACGAAGAACAAAAGGCTTTAGAGGGTGTCGGCTCAGCAGCAGAGGATGCAAGCAAGAGCATGGCAAGCTTTGACGAGATCAACCAGCTAACCGATAATTCCGCTTCTGCGGCAGGGGGTGGCGCTGGCGGTGCGGCATCAACGGAGATCGCGCCGGACTTTTCGAATCTCGACATGGCAGAGGACAAACTCCACGACATTCTCGGCTTGGTAGGAGCTATCGCAGCAGGGCTTCTGGCATGGAAAATCGCGAGCTTGTTCACGAACGACCTGAGCAAAATTTGGGGCATCGCCCTTGCGGTTGCCGGTGCGTTTGCGCTTGTGTACTTCTGGCTGGATGCTTGGAATAACGGAATTGATTTACAAAACTTTCTCGGGATGCTGGCAGGTCTTGCCGCGCTTGCAGTTGGACTTGCAATCGCCTTCGGACCAATCGCGGCAGGAATTGCGCTCGTTGTAGGCGGTCTTGCCATGCTGGTTGTCGGTATCAAAGACGTTATCGAAAACGGCTTTAATTTGGTGAATACGCTTACGATCATCGCAGGGCTGCTTGCCGCCGGTATCGGCATTTCACTTCTGACTGGTAGTTGGATTCCACTTCTGATTGCAGGTTTCCTCGCTGCGCTGGTTGCGCTTGTGTCCTTCACCGGACATGGAGAAGAACTGATTCAAGGCTTAAAAAATATTATAGACGGTTTCGGGAAGTTCTTCAAGGGCGTATTCACCGGAGACATGAAGCTTGCTGTGGAAGGCATTAAGCAGATCTGGGAAGGAATGAAGCAGACGTGGAACGCGATTGTAAGCTCTATCAAGGATGCGTGGAACATGTTTATCACATGGCTGCAATCCAAGAGCCCGCTGCTCGCATCAATATTTCAAACATACGGAAAATATGTCTCAGATGTATACAAAAACATCAAGGACATCTTGAAGGGTGTCATTGACTTCATTGTTGGCGTATTTACCGGAGACTGGACAAAGGCATGGGAAGGTGTCACCGAGATATTCAAGGGTATCTGGAATAACATTGTTGCCATCATTGAGGCGGCAATTAACTTCATTATCGACGGTATCAACCTTCTGATTTCCGCTTTGAATACCATCCACTTTGAGATTCCAGACTGGGTTCCCATCATCGGCGGCAAGTCCTTCGGCATCAGCATTCCGCTCGTCAGTCAGGTTGAGCTTCCGAGACTGGCAGAAGGCGCGGTCATCCCTCCGAACCGGGAGTTTATGGCGGTGCTGGGCGACCAGAAGAGCGGAACGAACATCGAAACGCCGCTTGAGACAATGGTGCAGGCATTCAAACAGGCTATGAACGAATCCGGCGGACGGTCGCAGACGATCATCTTGCAGCTCAACGGCAGAGAGTTTGCGCGGGCTGTCTATAAGGCGAACAACGAAGAGACGCAGCGTGTAGGCGTAAGGCTGGCGGGGGTGAAGGCATGACGAGTATTTTGACCCTCGACGGCACGGCGTATCCGAACCTGCATGTAACCAGTCTGAAACGCTCTTTCGCGGTTCTGGACGGCGATAATGCGGGGCGCGTGATGACCGGCGCGATGGTGCGCGACATCATCGGCACGTTTTACAACTACAGTGTAGAGCTTGACCCGGTTGGAACTGACCCGGCGGAATATGACAGGTTCTATGAAGCAATCTCCGCGCCTGTCGACAGCCATTCCCTCACCGTTCCGTATGCACAAGGGACATTGACCTTCGAGGCGTATGTGGCAAACGGAGACGATGAGCTTTTGACGGCTTACGGGCAGAGGAACGAATGGGGAAACCTTACATTTAATTTTGTCGCGATGAAGCCGAAGAGGACCCCGCTATGAGCGTAAAAGTTGTGTATGAGGACGTTGCGGTCGGTTCTGCGGCAGCTGCGAGTGTGACAGCAAGCGAGGCTATGGGTATTTCAAAAACCTCGCTGCTGCCCTTCGGGGCATTCGAGGGGCCAGTGGCAACGACAGAGCAGAATCAATGGGTGCTGAACGGAACTAGAAAGCTCAAGCCAAAATCTGAGCCAGTCGGCTTTTGGTCGACACCTCGGAGCGGCGCAGACTGTACCTTCCAAACACCGCCTACCATTGAGATATCCCTGGACGGGCAGTTTACATCCCTCGGCATCTACTTCAAATTTGACGGGGAAACCGGGGACTATTGCAGCGACCTGAATATCACGTGGTACAACGGAACAACGCAGCTGGCCACACAGCAGTTCTTCCCGAACAGCGGAAATTACTTCTGCGAGAAAACTGTGGAACTGTATAACAAAATCAAGATTCAATTCAACAAAACGAATCTGCCAAACCGACCGATCAAGATATCCCTTATCCTTTTCGGCATCGTTCGAGAGTTCGAGCGGCAGGAACTTCGGAGCGTTGAGGCGACCGAAGAACTGAACATCATATCCGACGAGCTGGCGATTAACACGCTGGACTTCACGCTGGACAGCATGGAAGATATTGATTTTATTTTCCAAGAAAAGCAGCCCGTTTATGCGTACAACGGGAAGACGAAAATCGGCACGTTTTACATCGATGAATCTACCCGCGTAAGCAAAAACGTATACAACGTTTCCTGCATCGACGCTTTGGGGATTTTGGATGAAGACCCATTCCCGGCCGTTGTTTATTCTAATGCCAACGCGAAAACGGTTTTAGAAAGCATCCTCGGCGGGTATTTCGTCTTGGAGCTCTCGGAGGAACTACAGACCGAGAAGCTAACAGGATACATTCCTGATTGCACGCGAAGGGAAGCGTTGCAGCAGGTGGCGTTTGCGCTTCGAGCTGTGGTGGACACCAGCGGAACAGGAAACGTGAAGGTATGGAGACTGTCTGAGGAAACACCGACAGTGATTCCTATGAACCGGCTCTACATCGGCGGCGAAGTCAGCCAGTCCGCCATCGTGACCGAGGTAAGAGTTACCGCGCACACGTACAGCACGTCCGGAAGCGGAAGCGATACCGTCAAAGTGGACGGCAAGACCTACTACCACACGGAAGCGGTAACGACCAAGACAAATCCGAACGTCACGGCCTCGACCAAGCCGAACGTCATAGAAGTCAAGGACGCGACGCTGGTAAATACCTCGAACGTTGCAGCGGTGACACAGCACGTCTTTGACTATTATATGCGGCGGCAGACGCACGGCGTTCAGATCGTCATGGACAAGGAGCTTCCCGGGGACTATGTAGACACCACGACACCGTGGGATGACCACATTACCGGGACGATAACGAGCATGACTATTAAACTGAGCGGCATCGCGGCGGCTGAGTGCGACATCGTCGGAATGGGGGCTTCTGCATGAGAATTATGAAAACCTTAATCACCGACCGGACGCAGGCGGACGCTTCCTATGCTGAGAAGCTTTACAAGAAGCTGTGGAGCGACTTCACGGAGCAGGAAAAGGCAGACTTTGAAGCGGGCTTAAAAGGTTCTTACAAAGCGTCTGACCTGAACCGCGTCGGCACGGCGCTTATCACCATCCGTGACCGGCTGAGAACGCACTGTATCGACGTTCCGGCAGAAGTGCGGGAAGATTATGGTTCTGACGAAGTGCTCGACAAAGACATTATGGACGCTTATATCGAATCCGCGAACGCTGTATATGACGCAGTTGTCAATCCTGCCCCGCGCCCTCCGGCAAAAATCAACGAACTAGACTGGGAAGGCGCGAACAACATTGAAAAGACGATTATCGCAGTAGATGATGTGTTGGAGAGCCGGGAGGTTGGCTGGATTTACGCGGACGCGGAACTATACGCAGGAGACATGGGGGGATAACATGAAAGACCGAACTCCAAAATTTCCGGGGCGGGTAAAGCTCAAGCCCGTTGCGGGACAGACAGATACTTACGACATGACACGAGCGGATGACCCGGACGATACCGGAACGCCGTTCAATACGCGCACAATGCTCCAAGATTCCACGGGGCGCTTTCTCCGCTTGCCGTATGCGAACCCGTTTGTCGACGACGCTTTCCGGCATATTCCAGACAGAATTGAGCCCATTGGGACTGTGAAGACCTCTCCGGCGCTGAGTCTGGGCGACGCGTGGCTCCCGTGCGACGGAAGTACGGTGACTTTTGAGCATTATCCGCAGCTGTGCTCCGTGCTTAGGAACACTAGCGGCGCTGTGGAATGGGCTTCGAATACGTTTCTGACCTCTTACGATGTCTCAAATGTCTCAAATGCGGTATATTTTAACGGCCTGTGGTTTATCTGCACACAAGTTGGAAACAACTACAAAATTCTTAAATCAACCACGTTGGAAGGGACGTTTTCGGAAGATGCAACATTCACTGGAAGTGCAACTACATTCGAAGGGATGACTTGCTCGTTAGCTGCGTCTGACCACTATTGCGTATGTGTGTTTTGCACAGGGAAAGACATCAAAATCGCAGTGAGGGAAAAAGAAAACGCGAACTGGACGCAAGTGAATGTTTCGCTTCCTCCCGAACGCAACGGAAGCGGGTTCTACGGTATTGCACAATGTAATGGGAGATTTGGATTCTCGTTTGCAAGATATGAAACCGATGAAAATGATACTGACCATACATATGCGGTGTTTTCTGACACACCGTTGATTCCTGAGAGTTGGGTGTGTTCGCTGATTACAAAAACTCCAAGCACCGTTTGGAACCAGTTTATTGGATATAAGTTCTCGAGCGCCAATGGGAAATGGTTTCTTTCAGCAATTCGAAAAAACATATATAGTGGTGCAACTGGAAAAATAGAACTGTATTTTGCAAACGGAGCAGAAACGAGCTTCAAAAAACTAGAACCGCCAGTTCCGGAAGATGCTGTAAAAAGAATATCTGCGTCAGAAGTTGTGTTTCTGTCTGGCACATATTATTTCTTGGTAACTGTTTATTCTCGGATTGAAGCCAAAGTGTTTTATGACCCGAAATCGACTGTCTATTATTCCCAGAATCTAACGAACTGGGAAGCTAGTGTTATCACGGGAGAAAGCAAACCGGCAACCGCTTGCATGTGTCATGCAGCAGCGACAGATACGATGTTGTTGGTTGCTACACAAACTGATGTCTGGACAACCTCCAGCCCAAATGACGGGTTTAACAAGACCTCTGTACAAGCCAATACCATTTCTGGTGTATCGTTGCACGGCATGACAGCGACAGCGTCTTACAACGGCGGTGTTGCGTACCATGACTATACCTATGATGCGCGAAGTCTTCCTACAATCTCCCTTTCCGATGACACCACCACATTTATCAAGGCAAAGAACGAACTGGACGTATTTGAGGCAGGGGGTGATTAAGTGTTTCAGAAAATCGCGAACGCTTTATCTGTGGAAGTAGAGGGAACTGACCTGACGAAAGCGACGAAGCTTGAGTTTTACGTAAGGCAGGGCTGTTCCTTCTTCCAGTACGAACCTACAGTAGTCGACGAAACGCACCTGCTTGTAAAAATCCCGTATGCAGATGCGATGCGGCTGCAAGCTAGCACTGTTAGATTACAGCTTGCCTTAACGGATGGCGACGGAAACCCGATGGCGGCTGAAATCGTGCAGACGGACGCAAAGCGTTTTTTGAAGGAGACGGGATATGATTAAAATGACGCTTTCCCAGCCGGAGATCAAGATGAAGATCGCCCCGGCGAAGGTGGTTTACACGGGAGACAGCAAGCCCTATGAGGGCGTATACGACGTAACGCCGCAGGCAAAAAGCGCAGTCATCCTGCCGACAAAGGACCGGCTGCTCTCCCGCGACGTAAACGTCAAAAAGATTCCATATTACGAGACATCAAACCAGACCGGCGTAACGGTCTATATTGCATCGGAGGTATGACATGGGTAGGAGTAAAATTATTTATGGCGGCGAGGTCCTGCTTGACCTGACTGCCGACACCATCGAGCCGGGCAAGGTCCTGCTGGGGTTTAAGTACCACGGCCCGGACGGCGAGCTGCACACAGGCACCTGCACGTTTGACCTGGACACGTCGGGTGCAACCGTCAAAGCGTCGGAGATCCTGCTCGGCAAAACGGCGGGCGCGCGCGGCAGCCTGATCACAGGCTCTATGCCGGACAATGGCGCGGTCGCCGCGAGGATCTCCACGGTAAACGGCGAGTACATCGTGCCGCTCGGCTATCACGACGGCAGCGGCAAGTGCGTCATCGACCCGGATGAAGCGGCAAAGATCATCGCGGCCAACATCAAAAAGGGCGTGACGATCCTCGGCGTCGAGGGAACCTATGGCGGCGAGTCGGTGAGCGTCCAGACAAAGACGGTAGATCCGCTGACAACCTCGCAAAAGGTCCTGCCGGACCCAAATTATGACTACCTCTCGGAGGTCACGGTCAACGCGATCTATTACAACGAGACAGACAACGCCGCGGGAGGAAAGACCGTCACGATCGGCAAAAGCGCAGGTGAGTAACGATGGGCAGGAGTAAAATCGTCTATGCGGGCGATACGCTGCTCGACCTGACGGAGGATACCGTCACGCCGGAGACGCTTCTCAAGGGGAAGACGGCGCACAACGCGGCGGGCGAGCTGATTACAGGAGTGTATGAGCCTATGAACATAAAACAGTACACCGGCACACTTCTTGCCTCGGGCTGGTCTGCGGATTCACACGGCTACCAGGCACAGACGATCACGATCACGGGGTTGAAAGCGTCCTACGATGTTGATCCGCAGTGGGACGTGGCGCTTTCAGGGACTGACCCAGACGCTGATGCGGCGCTTTTGGAGGGCTTCGCACTCATCCACAACTACGTAACTGGCGCGAACAGCCTGACCGCGCAGTGCATCGGCAAAGCGCCGACGGTGAATGTCCCCGTGAAGGTGGTGGTGTTCGGATGAGTGGGCGCAGTCCTAGATGGTTTACGGGGATTAAATATCCGTATGAGGCAAATTTTGCGGACAACACATGGGCGCAGATCATTGCAGCCTGCCAACGCGGCACCGTCCCGGAGACATGGGCTGTCGGCGACCAGAAAACAATGACGATCAACGGAATAAGCTATCAGATCGACATCATCGGCAAGAACCACGACACCTACACCGCAGGCGGCACGGCGCCGCTAACCTTCCAGATGCATGAATGCTATCACGAGAAGAAGCCTATGAACCTTGCCGCGACCAATAAAGGCGGCTGGACTAGCTGCGACATGCGAATCAAGCATCTACCTGGCATTCTATCCAAGATGCCGACGGAAGTACAAAACAGCATTCGAGAGGTAAACAAGCTGACTTCGGCGGGGAACTACAGCACTACCATTGTCACGACCGCAGACAAGTTATTCTTGCTGTCTGAAATAGAGATTTTTGGCATCGTCGACCGCTCTGTGAACGGTGAAGGCACATTGTATGACTATTATAAGGCAGCAGGTTCCCGTATTAAGACTTTCAACGGTACTGCGACTGTATGGCGAGAGCGCTCGCCGAGTGCAGACTACGATTATATGTTCTGTAATGTATACTCCACTGGTACCTCTAGCCAATCCGATGCAAACTATGACCGCGGCGTAGCCTTCGCATTCTGCTTCTAGGGGGATTGTGCATTATGGGAATGTTTTTAAGGCGTGGACCTGCGCCGCACAGAACGAGAATGTCTGATCTGGAAATTGGGCGCAGTATCAAACTGAATCTGAACGGCACTCCGTGGGACTGGCTGGTGGTGCATCAGGGGCTGCCATCAAGCATCTACGACGCAAGCTGCGACGGCACTTGGCTGTTGATGAAGGATATCTATGAGCAACGCTCATGGGACAGCGCCAATGCGAACAAGCTGGAAAGCAGCACCATTCACAGCTATCTGAACAGTGATTTTTTAAGCCTGTTCGATCACAACATCCAAAGTGCTATCAAGCAGGTAAAGATCCCGTACCGCCAAAACGGCGGTACTAACGGTACTGACCAGAGCGGTGCAAATGGATTGTCTGTAAAAGCTTTTCTACTATCTGGGTATGAAGTTGGCTTCACGACAAGTGACAGCCTCTACTTCCCGGTAGATGGCGCGAAGCTGGACTACTTCACTGCAAGCTCTAGCGGCAACTCCAAGCGCATCGCAAACTTCAATGGCTCGCCCTATGGCTGGTGGCTCCGCTCCCCGTACGGCGGTAACGCACTCAGCGTGTGGTACGTCGACTCCTCCGGAAGCCGAAATCGACTCTCCTCATACACTTCATACGGTGCGCGACCCGCAATCATTCTCCCGAGTGACATGCTAGTCACTGATGACATGCTCGCAGCATAAGGAGGCACTATGTACATCATCACAAACGATCAAACATACAGCCGTGTAAGAATGTTAAACACATCCAGTTCGGTTCGATTTACCGGAGAATCCCTCCCAAAATTGGAAGAATTGACGGGGCTGGTTATGGTCTTTTCCGAAAGTGGGTTTGAGCTGCGGACGTTCGTACCGATCGATTATCTCCGGCAGGACATCAAAGACGGCAGCTGGCTACTGACGAATACGCCGCTGCCGACGCCGCAGCCAGTCGTTGCAACGCCTGTTGCCTACGATCTGAACACGTCCACGGCGTTTGCGGTGAAGCTGCTCATGAGCGAGAAAAAGCCCGAGACGGCAGACGAGATTATTAAATGTTCGGCGCTCTGGGACGAGTGGGAGCCCGGAAAGCACACGGTCGGTGAGATCTTTACCGTAGGCGGCGACCCGTGGAAAGTCTACCAGAGCTACGACAACGCCGTCTATCCGGACATCGCGCCCGGAAACCAGGCATGGTACACGTTCAATAAGCCGCTCCACGGCACGACAAGGGAAACTGCGCGGGAGTTTATTCAGCCGCAGGCGGGTACGGTCGACATCTATCACACCGGCGAGTGGTGCATCTTCGAGGGCAAGGCGTGCAAGGCAAAGAGAGATACCAATTTCAGCCCGAAGGATTATCCGGCGGACTGGGAAGTTGAGGAATAACGGACTGCCAATGGCAGGAAAGGAGCATGCATGAATGAAGTAGAAATGGAACACAGAATCACTGCCGTTGAAAAGCTTGCGAAGGGAAATGAACGGCGCATCGGAGATTTGGAATCCGACAACAAAGCCTTGCTGGACTTATCAACGTCCGTCGCGGTCATGGCAGAGCAGATGAAGACAATGAGCAGCAAGGTCGACAGCATGGACACTGCCGTCAAACGCCTCCAGAGCGTCCCAGCGAGCCGCTGGGAGGGGCTTATCAAGGCAGCCGTGACAGCGATCGTCGCGGGGCTGGTCGGCTACGCGCTGGCTCTGGCGGGGCTGGGAGGCTAGCATGGCGGACGGGCAGAAAAAGCCGCAGCGGAAGACGAAGGGGCGCATGGCGCGGGAGCTGGTCTACTACTGCATTTACGCCCTGACGCTTACGCTCGCG